GATTCAAACCAGCGGATTTCGGGATTTGCAATCCCGTGCATTGGACCTCTCTGCCACCGTTGCATATTGTTATTGAAAAATGTTTGAGTACCAATTTATGCGTCGGGTGCTTCCCGGCAATAGCGTATGGCTAGTTATATCAGGACCTGTTCCACGCCAGTTAGGCCCGCATAGTCGACACGTCTGCCGACGATTCCTATTTTTCATCTCAAACACTTATCAATAACAACAAAAATGCTCTGCGAACCCCGGTGGTAATTGTACCGCATCAGAAATTTGGTCAGGTTGCCCCAATTAGTCTTTCATCACGCACGGCTTCCACCCACTTCCCGACGGGTTCCGTTATCGCATTGCCAGCGGTCTTTCGGTAAGAAGACTACCACCCTTGGCTATCACACCACTTCTCATCGTGCGGGTCACACTATCTGCTGATTAGGCAGAACGTTAGGGAGAAGTCACGGTTGCAGGACCTAGTGCTCTTGCGAGGAAGTATCCAGGCGGTGTGGCTTCAAACTTGGTACTCCGTGGGGGAATCGAACCCCTCCTTACCGACGTGAAAGGCCGGTGTCCTAACCGATAGACGAACGGAGCAAAAACTTGGTACGAGAGGCGGGACTCGAACCCGCAAGCCCTGCGGCGGCAGATTTTAAATCTGCTGTGTATACCATTCCACCACTCTCGCATTGATCGGTATATGTAAACACAGTAATCATCCGCATTAGGTCATTTGATTGTGCTTTTACATATAGCACCTGCACTTAAACAGGTCTATACAAACTTTAAATTTTTAAAGAACTTGTTTCATCAGTTAACATTATTGCTAACTATAACGTCTATTATACAACAATAATGATTTATTGTCTACGAAATTTGTTTTGATATCAAAACAAACTCTTAAAGAACGTTTGTTAATTTCTTAACATGTATGTATTGTAACACCATTTCAATTTATTGTCTATACCCATCAATTTGAAGGATATCTAATACTTAGGTTTGCAAGGATGCTACCTATAAATATCTTCATGCAATTAGAACTACTCGACTACCAATATCTTACCAATTGGAACCTCAACGAATTAACTACAAAATTTAAAGCACAGCACGATATCAACCCTTCGTGGCCTTTGGTATGTACAACTTTGAGTAGCTTCAGTAGCGAAGCCAATCAAAATGTATGGGCAGACTTTACCAATGGTCGTAAGCGTGGAAGACCGCGTGAAATACGAGGTAGCACTATTGACAGTGCATTCACTTATGTAGCAGAGCAACTGGGCCTTAAAGGTTTTGTTCAAAATGTACAAGGTGCCTGCGCTGGTAGTTTGTATGCGTTCTACAACGCGGCCTTGATTAGTCAAACTACTCAACTGCCTGTTATTGTATGGTGCGGCGACAACTACATTCATCCCTACGGATCATGGCATTTCAACAGCTTTGGCGCACTCGATCAAGAAACTGGTTTACCTTTTGACAGCACATCAAAAGGATTCAAGTTGGGTGATGCGGCCGCATTGTATCTAGTCAAACATCCTAGTGTAAAATACAACGCAGATGTTAGAGCAGTTATACAAAACTTTCATTTCTATACAAATCCTGAACTGGTAACTAATCCAGGATCGGCCGACGACATTGTTCATAACCTAACAAATATAGATTTTAAACGTGTCGAACTGTGGAATGCACATGCCACAGGAACTCCAGTGGGTGATCCTGTCGAATATGAATTCTTTAGTAAAACTATCAAGCAAGATATCCCCATCATTGGCTATAAAGGCTATGTGGGACACACTCTTAGTGCATGTGGTGCTATTGAAATTGCTCTGGCGCTGGATGACAAAGCACGTAATGAACTTCGTCCCAATCTACTAAACGGACCAGCTATTGCCGTTGACGACAGAATTATCACCAGCCCAACTGCATTTACATACACACGTATGTTAAAAGCAAGCATGGGATTTGGTGGAAAAACTGCTGTAGTCGAAATGGACTTGTATTAATTGGAGCAACGGGCTGGATTCAAACCAGCGGTTTTACGGATTTGCAATCCGTTGCCTTGGGTCGCTCGGCCACCGTTGCATATCAGGATCCGCTTTGGCTTTTATTTTTTAATTGCTGAAAGGATCCTGAACTTGGTGGAGGATACAGGGATCGAACCTGCGACCTATTGCTTGCAAAGCAACCGCTCTCCCAACTGAGCTAATCCCCCAAATATGGTCGGAGTACGAGGGATCGAACCTCGGACCTCCTGGTCCCAAACCAGGCGCACTACCAGGCTGTGCTATACTCCGTTTAAACTTTACGCAAATATCGTTTATCAACTAAACCATTTTGCACATCAAGCAATGCACTAACAGATGCATTAACTTGTGTACTAAGTTCATCTGCTCGATGTTTACGGGAGATTTCCCTTGAACGAACTGATGCAATTAGCACTAGATCGAATCTGTTGCCGCCTGCATTTAGAACACATTGTTCAGTATTAATTTGTGTGCCTCGACTTAAACTTGCTGTCATATTTGCCTTTAAATGGTAGTGTGGTAGGACCTGCCGGGTTTGAACCGACGACATTCTGCGTGTAAGGCAGACGCTCTACCAACTGAGCTAAGGTCCTAAATTGGATGCGGGGGACAGATTCGAACTGCCGATGCACCTGGCTTATGAGACCGGTGTGGTGACCGCCCTCCCCGCGTAAATCAATTTTATAAGTACACAACATTTTCACAAACAGAGCCTGTATTATCGTCAGGGTGCGTTATACACTTATAAAATGGAGCGGGATGGGGGAATCGAACCCCCGACTATAACTTGGAAGGATATCGTTTTACCATTAAACTAATCCCGCTTGTTTTATCTAGGTCTGATTATTTCAACTTGACCAAAATGTTCTAATAATTTTATCAAAGGCCATGCTGGATCAAATTCGAACCAACGGCGACTAAATTTAGCATCCCAGGGATAATCATGATGGTTGGCGCCGAATTCTTCGCCACCCCACAGTGCTCCAATTGGAAAGATGTTAACTGAACGATCTCCTGTCATCTTGGGAGGCTCGTTTCGATAACCGTAGTTGTGTGAAAGCACATTATGCAGTCTACCACTGAATCGAGTAAACGCCATCCAAACAATTTCAATTAAGAGTCCTGGCCAAGAAAACAATATTAATGCCAACAGCAGCCACGGCAATCTACCGTAAGACGAATAGCGCATTAAAAATCCATCTAACTTATCATTCATTAACGGCACATCGCTCGCCAATTCATCCCTAAGTTCCGGGGTCATGTAGTATGCTTTGCCGGGTGTACTGAAAGTTTTAGGAAACAACAATTCACTAAAGCTATAAATTGTGGGACTGTGTGGATCTTCAATTGAGTCAGAATTGTTGTGATGTTTCCTGTGTACTGCTGCCCATGTTCTTGCAAACGCCGGCCAATAAATGCCCACTGACCATAACAAAACTCGACCAATGTTGTCAACCATTGGAGTGCAGTTCAGTTGTCTGTGTGCATACACTCTATGTAAGAATATAGAACCCCAGGTTACCACAAACACATGAACTAAAAATCCGTATAATATAGCCCAATACCAATCGAACATAATCTAGTAATAACTCCGTATAATTCTGGTGCGCAAGGAGAGACTCGAACTCTCAATCCCTTCGGCAATGGCTTCTAAGACCATCGTGTATACCATTCCACCACTTGCGCATTAATTTGGCTCCCCGAGCTGGGCTCGAACCAGCGACACCTTGATTAACAGTCAAGTGCTTCTACCAACTGAGCTATCAGGGAATAAATTTTTTAACTGTACTTATTATATATGCCTTAATGCACATTGTCAACGCCTTTCGATGTCGAAAGGATCACGCAGTATTCATGCACCAGGTATTCTAAAACATATTAGTGTCACGGTGATTCCTGTGCCCTGTCCCACAAGGTGTTCAGGACCTTTGGACGCTCTCGTCTAATATGTTTTAGAATACCCTACGTTGCCGCAGGATATGACAGGGTTGATACCCTGCCCAGGAGTCTTACCGACTGTGTTATCGCCACAGTTTTCATGTATCCTGTCCGCCCATTTTATACATTTTGCGCTGTATTACGGCTCTCGTTGCCTATTCACGCTTGAATTATGATTTAAATTATTTTGCCAATCGTTTGGAGAGTTCAGCTTGACGACTAGCACGATCTAACTTGTTTGCAATCATCTTGCGAAGATCTGCATCAGTCATGCTGTGTTCGGTTGTCCACTTGACATCTCTCATTCTTTTAACAATATCAATTTTCTTTTTCATAATTACTTGTTATAAACAAAAACCCCAGGGTTTTTAATCCTGGGGTCCTTTGAAGTTTAAGTTACTGTGCTAGTTAAGCGTAACCTGCTCCTTCGGACCCTGATGTAATCTCTGGTGTGCGATCATTCGTATTCAAACTAAGCGCAGACCAATAAGAGACCATAAAGCCTCCCTGTTGGGCTATGCGTTTGCATGATGATAAATGTGGCGCTTGTTTCATATAAGTGTCTATTATAGTTTATTTAGTCTTTGTTGTCAACAACTTTTGGTTGTCTTGAAAATATTTATGTTTTTGTTTTAGAAATTTATAGTGGATCTTTGTTCATGTGTCAAGTGTAGCAGTAAATTGTTTTAGTGTCAATTAGATTTATAAATATTTTATGCCTCCACTAATTTTTGCAAAAACCAAACTTATTTTTGATATATGTAATTATATAACAATTAAACGAAATCGGCTACTAGAAGATTTAGTAGCATACTCCAATGACCCGGTTCGATTTAATCGTCGAATTCGGTTACTAAAACATCTAGCCTACTACGAACATAGCATAATTCAAAAAATAGAATATTTTAATACTAATAGCGACAGCGACATTTTAGAAACATTCGAAGAGTTCAAACAAGAAATAGACGTCATGTCATCGATAAACACATGAGTCAAAAACCATTACTAGCACTCACAAATCCTGTTTTTTTTAAAAAAATAATAAGATATCATGGATTTAATATTTTAAATGACGATGAGGCCAGCAAGTCTGATCATCAGTATTACATTGAACATTTTCAAGACCATAACTACCTAGTAGACTTAAATCAAATGTTTTCCAAAGGACCAACTGGTGATTTGTTGGATCGGACCGGGACATTGACATTGCCGTTTAATTTTGAAAAGTCTAAGCCTTGGACGGTACCTGATTTCTCTACAGATCGGCCACTTGAAGATATACTAGAATTAAGGGTTCAACAAATATTGTCCAGTAATCAAAACACTAAATTCAATTTATTCTGGAGTGGAGGGATCGACAGTACTACCATGGTGTGTGCATTTCTTATGTACTGCACCGATGTAAGTAAGCTCAGAATAGTATACAGTCCAATGTCAATGAAGGAAAATCCACATTTTTTTCTAACAATGACAACCATCGAGGGCTTAGAACTATACGATTATAGTGGAGAAAATTATTTTTCCGATTTGCGCGGAATTAATGTGACCGGTGATGTAGCAGATGAGATCACTGCAAGTTTAGACGAATCTTTTTTTAACTCCGTTGGTTATAAAGGATTAATGCAGCCTTGGGAAGATTTTTTTAAACAACAAGACGCAGGTCCAGATCTAATAGAATTTTGTAAAATTTGGTTTGCCCATAGTGAGATGGACATACACACTGTATTACAAGCTCGATGGTGGTTTTATAATGCTGCCAAATATCACTTGTATCATGCAAAGGCCAGTGTCATGACTCAGACTGTTGCATTCTTTGATATGACAGAATTAGATCATTATGTAGCAAAAAATCTAGATCAACTAGTAACTGCCAGTGGGTATCATACCTACAAGCAGTTCTTTAAAGATTTTATTTTTAAATACGATAAAAATCAAAACTATAATAAAACAAAAACAAAAACCAATAGTTATCAAATTTTAGAGTATCGAAAAAAACGACTATATCTTCAAGACACTAGATATATTGCTGTATTAAGTGACGGTACAAAAATTTCAACACCCAACTTACCACTACTAAGCGAAAAAGAGTATCGCGGTGTCCACGGTGACACCTTGGAATACTTGTTTAACAAAAAAGCACTGGCCAAACACCTATTTCTACGTTAGTAGCACAGTTTGCTTATAAATATTTTTATGGGCACAGACTATAGTTTAATCAAATCAAAATTTCTTTGGTTCGTCGGAATGGGCGGACTTATTGGCAGTATTGCATGGACAATATATACACAAGAATGGATCTACTGGGTCGTCAGTTATGTGTATTTTAGATGTGTTAGTGTCATATCCAATAACATTAGTCTGCACCGCTACTTTGCGCACAAGAGTTTTAAAACGGGACCTAAGAGACATCAACTGTTGGTATGGATTACCTTACTGTCAGGAGTAGGCAGTCCATTTATCTATGCTATCCATCATAGACATCATCACAAATACAGTGACAAACCGCAGGACTTGCATAGCCCTAGAGAAAATTTCTGGCGTAGTTTCTTGGGCACATGGGTTCTTAAAGACACTAAGTGGTGGATAGAAGAAAAGAAAGTTACACTGTTTCCCAGAGATTTAATCAGAGATCCCAGTGTCAAATTCATAACTGAACACTATCACAAAATGTGGCTAGGTTTAGTTGCACTAGCGTGGCTAATCGGCGGATTCAAGTTCTGTGTATTCTTTATGCTAGCACCTGTAGGTTGGAACTTGTTTCAGGGTGCAATGGTCAACTGTGTAGATCATTTAAAACTACCAGGTAGCTATCGCAACTACGATACCGACGACTATAGTTACAATAACAAAGTCTTAAACTGGTTCTTGCTGGGAGAAGGGTTGCATAACAATCATCATCAAGATCAAAGCAACTATAAACAAGCCCATAAGGCCGATGAACACGACCCTGCGGGCTGGATAATTGAAAAGTTTTTTAAGATTAATTAATATCCACTGATAATGTCTTTTAAGTTTGCAACAGATTCATCATCCAGAATCAATTGAAACTTTAACTGTTCATCTGTGGGGTCTTTGGCATGTTCGTAACGAGTAGTAAACCGTAGCTCGTGCTGTGTATTTTTCATTGCAGGAATGGGCTTGAGTTCTGCGTACAATTGATAGCCGGCGCTGTCGCTAATAAGTTTTTTCATAATTAAATAATGGTGCGCCGAACAGGACTTGAACCTGTGACCAATCGATTATGAGTCGACTGCTCTGACCAACTGAGCTATCAGCGCAATAGAAGTATTATATATTAATCGTAAATGATTGTCAACGATTATCGACGACTTCTCGGAGCGCCGGGCTCTTTGTTGAATTTTGATGTTGAAGAAGCCCTTAGCCCTTGTACCCCGTACGTTGATCCTGCTACTTCTCCAGGATCTTTGACTGCGGGTTTAGTGGCTTTGACGACTCTCGCACGTTCTTCTTTGCCGTAAGTGATCTTGGGCGCAACACTCTGGGTGTCAGTCCAATTATACAAACTGGTATTAAGTTCAAAGTCTTCCCAATTTTTACTGATCTCATCAGCGTCTTTGACATAACAATATGTAAAAGAAGGTTGGTGAATAAACAAAATACCGTCGTAAGTTTGGCCTGTTTTGTCTCTGCTTGTTTCCAGATAGTATTCGTAGGTCATCAAGAACCATTGTTTACGGAATTCTTCTACGTCGAAGCTGCCTTTGTTGTTGATAGTTTTTAACACGTCGGAATACATGTCAGGTGTCATCTTTGGGTAAACATGTTTAATCATTCCCAAGAACATTTGTTTAACATCCTGTGGCTTTGACCCTGTAGTTGTCCCATACTGAGATAACACTTCAGATAATGCTGTTAAATTTCTACCAACAAAGTTGAAAGGAACTGTGCCCTGAGACCACCCGAGAGTGGCTTTAGTTGGGGGTGCTAGTTCGTCTAGCATTGCCGAACCTTCTGGCCCAATAATAGTCAATAGATCGTCATTGAATTTTTTATAATAGGTAGCACCGTCACCGTAAGTGCCTTTGCCGCCAAAACCTTTTAGTCGAGCACCTTGCGCTTTAACTTCAACTTCTTTGCCTGCTATGTCCAGTGCGCCCGCGTCTGCGGTGCTCACATTCAAATCGCCCTTACCGCGTTTAGTGATGTTTGCACCAAGAATCAAAAAGAACGCTTCGCCATCGCCTGTGGCAGCCGATGTGGTACTGGGATAAACTCGCATGCGAATTAAACGTTCTTTAATATAATCAACAATAGGACCTGTAGCAGTTAATAACTGATTAATGCTGCCGTCACCTTGTGTGGTGAGTTTACGAGTATTGATAATGCCCCCACCGGTATTTGGTCTGGTACCTGTTGTATCCAAACGCATTGCGATAGCCAACTTGTCATCTAATGTGCCCGGGGCTTCCACAAATAGGCTAATAATACGCTCGTGGTCATCTGCCCGGTTAATGTCTTTTTCTATTAGTGCGGGCACAAGGTAGTCTGCCAGCATCTGTTTGTTGTAGAATGCCCATACTTGTTCCGCACGGTCCGGGTTTACTTGTTTAAGCAAGGAATACACTTGCATGTCCGCAGAACCCAGTTTGCGTTCTTCAGTTTCTTTGACTTCTAGATTGTCATCAATACCAGGTTCTTCAACTTCAACATCTTGTTCATCATTTTCTTCTCGCTCGTCAGATGTGACCAATCGAGTCAAGAACTGCTGCAACTTCATTAAAACAGTGGGCGGAACTTGACCCTGTTCAATGTCCTGTGCAATTTCCTTCATGTGAGGATCTGCTGGGGCTTGTTCGATAGCTTCTAGAATGTTTAATAGTTGTCTAATATCTGTCATGGTGTGTTGTGTTGATTTTATATTTATTATTTGCGCTCTATATCTTCTTCAACACATTTATTACCGTACTGAATTTCTATTAGTTTTAACGGTTTATTTGTTTCGTTACACAGCATGTGCCATTTTTCTCGGGAAATCCAGACATGTTCGTGCTCGGAAAAATCGCCTATCAAATCAGTATCGCTGCTGGCATCCAAAGTATACACTGTGGCAGCTCCTTCTGCCACGAACCAAAATTCACTGCGCATTTCGTGTCGTTGCATACTTAAACATGTCTTGGGATTTACCGTAAGTTCTTTTAGTTTGGTTTCCTTGCCAACTTCATGAAGCACACGATAATACCCCCATGCTCTGTCTGTTTTAGGGTGTTTCCATTCTTCCAAAATCCAACTACTAGAGTTCTTTTTATCTTCACCGCCTACACCAAAGACAAAGTCAACCCGTTCTATTTCTTCCATCTCCATCTCTGGTACATTGCAAGAATTTCTGTCTCCGCCATTGGCAAAAACAATAGTTGCGTCCGGATAAGTGTTCAATGCTTTTTGTATAGCATCACATGCTGTTCCATCTTCATCACTGAATGCAAAAACATGGTCTACCATTCGTAGATTTTTAATAATGGCAAATCTTTCCGTGATACTCATGAATGGTCTGCCTTTCTTACGGGTTAACCACATATCGCTATTAACACCTACCACTAATTTATCACCCAGTTGTTTTGCGGCTTCTAAATAAGCGATATGACCGCTATGTATCGGATCAAATCCACCAGTTACTAATACAATTTTCATACTTGTCCCCAATTACAGTATTGGCCATTTAACCAATGTGTTTGTAAAAGATCTTGTCTAATAAATCCGTAAGTATTGATCATGTCGCATGCTGACTGCGGTAACAGATCCAAGTCGTAAAGTTGATACCACGATGTTTTGGTTGGATCCATGGGTGCGTGGCTGCTTTTATAAACAACGCAGTGAATCCACGGATCATTGGGTTCTTTATTAAAATGAGCATGACGGCAATCGAATCCGTTAACTGCTAGCATATATAACAAATTACAAATATTATAACTAAAATAAGAATAGCTTAACGCAGTGACCAAAGGCTTATTATAGACTATATTAACTGTCTGCGGTACTATTAGTGCCAGCATACCGTCATTGTTTAACAGTTTGTTCCATGAGCGCAATGTTTGCATAGGATTTGCACTAAATCTAAAGCTGTCATGACTCCATAACAAATCTACTTTTAAGTTTTCATTTAAATTATCAAAGTCTTGTTCTATCCACCGTATGTTTTCACTTTGGTAATTGGACGGTGCTGTGCCCAGGTTTGTATCCACTCCATAACATGTGTAATTGTATGGGACTTGCGAATCACCTTCATCTAAATAGGTTTTATTAGCCCACCAATTAATATCTGCGCCTGAGCCGCAACCCATATCTGCAATAACGTGTATGCTATCCATAAAATCATCATAGTTTGCAATCAAATTGAGAGTTCGCAAACTATGAGCATGACTGTCCTGATCTGTTTTAAAAATATTCATAATGTGACATCCTCCATGCCGGCAGTGCGTAATCGTGCAACGTGTCCTAACATGAAGTTTTTACTTTCTATTCCTTTTAATAAACCGAGCCACTTGTTGCGTACTAGTGCAACTTCGTTGATGATTGTTTCAAAGTCAATAACTTCATCTTCGCCATCTACATATTTTTCTGCATCACGGCTAGTCAATGCGCGGGCGTAACTTTCTAGATATTTTTGAAAGTGTTTCCTGCGTATCTTTCTCAATTGAATGTTGAGGTAATTGAGCACAGCCTCAATTTCTTGAAGTTGATTAAATCTGTGTTCAGTAATGCCCGGCAAACTGGCAACGTTTTTCTCCAGATTACCTTTTACGCCGCAATCAGATTTTGCGGCCAGCAGTTCGTGTTCATAGTAATCAATGAATGCAGGTATAGTGCTTAAATCTTGTACTACTCGGTTATACCACACAGTGAGCCTTAATCTTCGTATTCGCTATCGTCATCGTATTCTTCGATGTCAGCCGCATATTCTTTATAACTACGCTGAGTATGTATATCTGTCAAAGCGAATTCTTTTAATTCATTGTCGTTCATCATATCGACTAACAAAGACATTAAGGTGTCTGACGCTTCTTGCCTATCCTTTTGTGGGATATAATTTTTAAGAGTCTGATAGACTTCTGTTACTAAATCCATTTTTATTCCTTTGTTACTTGTTGTTTAAATGTAAGTAAATCGTCTGTGTTCGGAAAACAAATATCTCTTCGACAAATTGTAGAAGTGGCTGGAAATTCCCACCCTGTACGCATATCCCCCAGACGATCATGTTGGCACACTGCACTATATACTTCTTCGCTTGCAGTAATATAAAGCCGGGTAACGCCAGCATTACATTCCCACCCTTTCCAGTTAAATAGCTTTTCATTACTTAGCCATTGAGAATACACATTGTACGATTCTCCTGTATCAAGAGTTATTTTGCAGTTGTGATTTGTGTGATTTTGATAAATCAAAATTTAAATCTCCTTTAAAGATGGGAATCAATTTTAGATGTGTTGGGTACAAAATATCATTGACAGTGTAATAAATTTCGTAATCTTTTAATATTTGTTCGTAGTATGCAATCCTGACTTGATTCCAGGGTTCGTTCATGATATTCACATGTAAAAATTTTCCAAGTGGCAGAGAGTTTTTAATATCAATTATTTTATTAAAAAACTTTTGTTCATTGATGTATTCCGAATGAAGGCTAATGGACAAATTATCAATTAAATCTAAGATTTTTAAGTAATGATTAACACTTGCTGTTCCGTTAGAAGTAAGTACTAGTTTTGCAATGTGATCTTTGTATTCAACCTTTAACCATTCCAAAAATGGAAGGAAATTCTTTTGTATTGTTGCTTCTCCCCCGGAAAAACAAATTTTATACTTTAGTCCCAAGTGTTTGGTCTTAGTGAATACATCTATCCAAAAATTTTGCAATTCTTCCAAGGAATATATTTTGCCGTCCGGGGAATGTAAGTCGGGATGGCAATAGGCACAACTTTGATTACACCTATTGCCCAGTTCCCAAGTTATAACGAACCAGTTATCATTTGGTTCCACCCGGATAATTTTTTTATCACTCATCGATTTCGACATCGTCTTCAACCGGCGGAGCAACTTCCGATTTTTTATCCATTTTGTGTGGGTAATTGGTAATGTCTGTCATGACCTTGTCTAAACAGCCGTCATCATTCTTTTCCCATGCTTTGCGGAACTTCTTGATAACTTCTCCGTCAGCAGTTGTGTAAACAAGACTATTGCCTTCCTTCTTCAGCATGTCTTTGCCTTCGATTAAATCAGTCAAGCCCGAGTAAGGGTTCATACCTGTTTCGTATGGAATCTTAACTTGTACAGATTCGAAAGGCTTTGCATAACGGGTCTTCATGATTTTACATGCAGCTCGAATACCTTTTACTTCACTGATCTTGTTGCCGTCCTCGTCTTCCTTCAACTTCAACTTACGCATGGCCACAACAATAGAGCTAGCATAGATAAAGCCCTGACCACCACTGATCTTGTCATCTGGGTCAAACATGTCTTGACTTGCGTATGTGTGGTTAGTTGCCACAAGACCCAAATTCAAATCACCAAACATGTTTACACAGTTACGAACCAGTGCTGTCAGTGCCTTGGGCTTGCGACCCATGTCGCCCTTCATGTCACCTGCTTGGAACTGGTTAACATCAGTGGGTGTCAACATCATGCCCAACGAATCAAGTACGAATAATACCTTGGGACGCTGATCTGGTGGCAGTGATTTATATTCTTTTACAAATTCACTAATCATTTTAGCCACGTCGTCGATCATTGCCATGTTTAATTTAAGAAGTTTATCCTCGCTGGTGTCAACACCCAGTGCGTGTAGCCATGCTTCATCCAGTGCATTTTCAGTATCAATGAGAATCGGATAAATGCCTTGTGCTTGTGCATTCTTGACTAGATTGCCTGAACAGATGAATGATTTACCTGCACCAGATTCTCCAGCAAACACAGTAACTTTTCCCATCGGTATACCCCGTTTAAAATCGCCACTGATAAGGTAGTTAAGAGCATAGTTGTTGGTCGAGATCCAGTCTGTGGGATCGTGAAAGCCGACGGAGATGCCGTCAATGCTTTTGGTAATTGTTTTACGAAATTTACTTACGTCGAATGGTTTGGTTGCCATAATTATTATCCTTTAATGTAATTCAATAAAATTAGATGCTAATCTAAAATTTTTATAGACTAATTGCCTATAGTTTAACAAATTTTCTTCTAACTTGTCAAAGTTTGCTAGTCCAATCTTGTCCCCTAGTAAATGATTGTTATTATATTCTTTGGGAACAGTATATGTTCTGGGTCTGGATAAACTCATCGTTAGTTCTGTATATATCTCTTTAAAATTATTTGTATCAATATTGGTATCTTTACTATCAAAATTAATCCATTTGCTAAACGTAGATCGTCCCAAATTGTTATAGTTAATCATCAAACCCGTGGTGCCCACTGTGGTTAAATCGTAATCAAAAATATTATTAAAACTATCAGTGTCGTTGATCAAGATGAATTCATCGAATTTTTCTTCTGCGGAATGAATTAATTTATTCAACATATAAAAGTGTTTTGAAGAACCTTCTTCTATACTTTCGCACACTGAAGAAATATTGGGATGGTGTTGATGTAAGATGACCCAACTGCGATGCAAATAATTCAATTGAGTTTGGTCGTGCCAATTTGGCGTTGGAATATCGAATGTCGAAATCTTAAATTTATCTGAGAGTAGTCGATTAATTACCAACAAACTTTCGTCCAGACAAACAAATAAATCACTGTGATCTATATGCGGTGCAACATAACGATTTATATCATGCGATTCAAGTTGGGCGACAAAATATTCATACAGTTCGTTGTTACAAGGAACTAAATTTATTTCATCGCCCGTCAATGACCAAACTAATTTAGACATACAATTAGGAGCCCAGAGGCTCCTGCGTAATCAATTATTTTTGACGACTACGAATCATGGCCAAAATGTCTTCTGCACGTTGGCTGCTGGGTTTAGCAGCAACTGGGACTGTGGCTGCTTCTGCGGCATCTTCTTCCCAAGCAGGAGTTTCGGCTACTGGTGTAGGTACTGCCTTAGGAACAGGTGCTGGACGAGCAGTTGGAGCACTGCTAGCGTTACTAACATTATCATTACCAGCATTGAACCCAGCTGGTTTAAAGTATTGACCCCAGCGTTCTGGATCGTAAGGTTCGCCGTCAACTGACGCTTCGAACATTTCTTTGATGATAGCCAACTCTTGTTCATTGGGTTTCTTTGGCAAGAAGTCTGCTAGGTTATGCAGGCCGAACTTTTCCACTGCGGCAAGTTCGTCTGAGGTTAATGCGCTAGGTTTACGTGCCCAACTGCTGGTGCTGTAATCAGCGTAACCACCTTTGCTGGTTTTCTTGACACTGAAGTCTACTCCATTTTCAAAGTCAGTTGGCATGTTGTCGAATTCTGGATCCATTAATGCATCTTTAATTAAATTAAAGATTTGTGGGCTGATGATGAATCGACGAATTGGATTTTCTGGGGATTTGTCGTCACTCAAAGGATTGTCACGAACAAAGCCTTGGAACAAGTAAGATTTTTTCTTCCAGTACTTGTTGGCTGTTTCTTTGAGACTTTCGTCTTTGTACCAAGGACGAACTTCTGCTAACACAGGGCAAGCTTCGCCGTACATTTCCATACAAGGAACTTGTACGATAACAGGTTTACTGTCAACTTGGCCTTTGATGCCTGCAAATGGAAGTTTGATAACCAAACGCTCAAGCCAGAAATAAGTGTTTTTGGGATCTGCGTCTGGAAGGAACCGGATGCGCGAAGTAGTTCCTTCTGCAATGTTCCAGTGTGGATAGATAGCGTTGTCGCCACCTTGTGATTGCCCGCCTTGACGGGTTTCTTGCGATTTTAATTTTGCGCGGATTTCCGCTAAAGATGTTGCCATGATGGTTTTCCTTTATAAGTTAAGATGGTCTTTGTTGTGCCTAGATACACTATACACCTTGTATAGTATAACATTAATATTTAGTCTGTCAAGACAAAAATTTAAAATTTTATTGAGCACAGTGTTAGTATTGTAACTGTGCTTTTGGTAAGAATCAACTTATTTGGCTATACCGGCCAAATGTTTGATAGAACTGATATCTTCGTGTACGCCATTGTGTGTAAATTCTCTATCAAACGTGGAACTACCGTATATGCCGCGGCTATGGTCGAAAACACCAAAATTCGGAAATTCTATATTTGGGTTGTATGCGGCAATAATGTCTTTGGCTCTCTCGACTTCTTCATTGCTTTCAAAATAGTAAGTGGTGTCAATGTAGCGCCAATCGAATCCATTGTCGTCAAACAGTTTCGACAACACTTGATCATTATCATCGTTGTCTATCACATCACCCGAATCATTGACTGAAATGCTATTTGCAAATGGACTAAATTCGCCAGTTTCGTCATCTTCTTCAATATATTCAGCAACCATGCCGTTGGCCCAAGATTCAAATTCTTCCGCGGTCTTGGTTTTCTTTTCTTGGTATGCACGTTGTACTATCGGCAATGCATCTAATAGACGATCATCAAATACTTGTCGAGTAAATCGACTGCGAACTTCTTCTAAATCGATATCAGTTTCGTCTAGAACTTCTGGTTGCCATAGCGACTTGTATTGTTGATAGCCTCGTTGACCCCTGAGTGTAAACAAATCTCTGTGTAGCCTACCGTAATGATCTATAGCACTTTCTATCATCGAGGCCGTTTCAACATCCTCGAATGTCTTACCCCTAACGTTACGCACGAAGTTTTTCAATGAAGTCATTTCGCTAATAATTTTAGTAATATGTTTTCCAAAATCATCGTGTAATGTTCCGCCATTTTTAACATGTCTTGCATATACTCTTGCGCCATTGAATGTAGTGCCGTCTGGACAACGTGCTCGTTCTCCCAGGGAGTTCTCGATGTAGAATGCTTGTATGTTTCTGCTTCTTGCACCAGGAATAGTTTCATCTACAATGGGTTTGCTGTGTCTTGCAATTATCTTAACATCTTCTAATTTTTGATAACTGCTACGACTTGTTCCGTAAAGCTTCGACTCAGTGACTGCGGAATTAATATCGTTCATGCCAATGATGTTTGTATTTTTAGTTGCTGTGTGCAAATCCTTCAGTTCTAGGCCGCTCTTGGCAATGTCCCGGACATCAAAGTTTAACATGTTTCTTTTAGCAAACAGTCTCATGTTCTTTAAAAAATCGTACCATACATGACGTTCGTGTTCCAACATGTCTCGATCGATTTCTTTATCAAAGTAGATCTTTAGTCCTTCTAAATCAAGTAGACTGATAGTGATGTTGCCGAAATTTTTATCGCCCGCAGTGAAATCAAAATTAAAAAATCTAGCATTTGCCGGATCAACTGTTGCTTTTGCAGATTCGTCGCCGATAGTTACCCCCGAAAATCTACTGCGTATTTTGTCGAAAAGGTTTTCGGATGTTTTTTCAATATTAATCATAATAACATATTTATACTTTAGGGTAAAACCAAGTATAACTGCATAATCGACAATTATTGAGTGGTACTTTTTCAGTCATTCCGTGCCACTGATTGGCGCCGTTGATCATGATATAACCTGTATTTTGTTTGTATTTGAATTCTTTTCTGATATTGTCACCTTGATAAAATGTAGTGCCGGGCAGTGCGGAGTTGTTCCACATGTACACTTGCATGCTGGCAGTAACACCACTATTGTCTAAATGACGGTTAACTGTGAATCCAGACTCGTCGAGCCAAAACCCTGTGTCGCAACTTAGTATTTTGAAATTTATTGCTTGTTCTATTTCGTTAACACGTTGTTTAACATACAGATCCGCTTCTTCTAGAGTCTCATTGGATAATAGCCTGCGGCGAAGCCAGTCAGACTGCATGTCTTCTTTCTTCCACGGCAAGGACAGTATGTATGATTCGTTTAGCTTATCCAACAGCTCCTGTGGGTACAAATTTTCTATATAAAATAAATTAGTGTTATGGTCTACTGGTGTTATTTTCATATCATTATAAAGGGCATGGGCAAAATAATTTCTTCTGAACTGTCTTTGAGTTTTTCGTCTAGATTAGGGTCATATTCTCTGAGAAAAGTTGCCATCCTTACTGCCAGTATCATGCTCATGACCAAATCGTCCGTTTCGCCTTCTTTTGCAGCAAACCCACTACCTTTAGCTATGAATGTTTTCAATTCACTAACAAGCCCTTTACTAGCAATATGTAGTTTCCGTGTTTCGATTAAATTCTTTAATTTACTACATGCAGTCAATTTGCTCTTGTTGGTTGTTGTAAAACCTTTTCTATAACGAGTGCCGCCGCCTATTTTTTTCGGCTCGCTTAAAAATACACCTCTAATTTTTTCTTCGCCAAACTCGTCTATCGCAACCAATGCAGCTTCTCCCAGGGTGTTATTTTCAACACTATAATAAATGTCTGTATCTGTGTTGACTATCTCTGCCAATCCCTTTGTTATTTCACTTAGTATCCTGACTTGTTGTTGCACGGGTGTTTTATTGTGTTGCCATTCTGCCACTTGTTGCATGGACGGCAATTCCAAGACTTGAATGGCCGACGGATCCCCGCCTGTGC